TCTTCTTAAAATTATTATACTCCGGTGCAACCTTGTTAACTTTTAGAATTGCTCGAGATGCTCTGTCTTGCTGCTTTTGTAACTCAACACGTCTTTTATAGAAAGTATCTAAGATATCTGGAATGATACCTTTCTCTTTCTGCGAAAACATAATTGATGCCATAGAGACAGCTATCTTCTCTACATCAATAAATTTTGCGAAATCTTCGCGAGATAGGTCAAAGTGTTGCCCGTTAACATGCGATATTGATACTCGATCGTTAGATTGTTCAATCTTACCAATCTTTGTCTCTGGAGACATATTAAGAGTAATCATCACATTTGGATATAGACTACTCGCATCAACTGAGACAATATGTTCCTGAAATCCTTGCTGCGGTTCACCTACATATGCACCCTCGTTTTTACCTTCACTAATATCACGATTGAAGGTAGGTATTCTCATGTTCTTCAATCGCGCTTTAATTGCACACAGTCCATTCACTACAGATAGAGTACCGAGAGCGCTTTCAAGTGAAGTGCACCCTGCATATGCAATAGATCTCAATAATTCAAGATACTTGAGCTTATCTTCTAAGTGAACTAACAGCTGAACGTCTTGAACGTTATATTCAACAAACGTATTCCAATCGCTATCAGCAAGAGATGATAGATTTTGATCTCCATAATCAACCTTGCTTTCTTCTATTTCAACTTCTGCAATGTTATTGAGCTTGTAACTTTCTCTTTTAACCATGCAAAACTTTTGATAGATATCGAGATAATCAATACAAGAGATACCATCAATATACCATCTCATTTGCTGCTTACCAAATTTCGAATGAAATTCTCGAGCAGTAACTCGACCTACCGGTGAAAGTCGCTTTGCATATCCATCGCCAAATAGCACATTGAGCCTATTTATGATATAGGGAACATCAAAAAATTCAGAGTTCCAACCAGAAAGAATATCAGGGTAATCTCGCTCGAAGAAGTCTAGAAATGCTAGAAACATTTCCTTTTCATTTCTACAAGCTGTATACACACAATTATCGAGCGTTTTAGTTATAGGTTTAGTTCCCCACGTATAAAACTTCTTCGAAAGAGTATCCCAGATTGTAATAACAATTACTTCATGATTGGCTGTTGCAATATCTGGAAATGCATCAGTACTATAGGTTTCAATATCTATAAAGTGTACCTTTAAAGGGTATTGAGCGAAGTCTGCCTTTTCATTTGCGTTATAGAAGGTATCGACTAGAAATTGCTGGACAGGTGGTAGGTTTTCAAATATTCTTTGACTCTCATTATCAGCAACATAGCGGTATCTTTCAAACTGAGAGAAGAAAGTTTTCTTGCGAAGCTGAGTATTAAAAATACTCTTAGCATCACCGTTTTGAGCTGTCTCTAGATAGATATAAGGTTCATATGAAGTGTCATATGAAATACGATGCCCGTGAGCATCCCACGAGTATAATCGTATTAATCTATTCTGCGGTAAGTAGACAGCATTCCGATACATTATTCATATAATTATAACATGAATAGATTTTGATTCAAGCTATTTATTAACCGAACTTAGAAGGATGCGTTTTGGATCTTTGTACGGTAGAGTATAGAGCTCAAGATACTTGTCAATATTCTCGTCGAGTTCAAGAAATCTCTTCTCCGCCATTCTGCGACCCTTTTCACTTAGCGATCGATATAAACTAGGTGACTTAATAATTTTGTCGAGTTGATCTATCATCTCATCCCCAGTTTTGAACTTGATGGGTGAGTCCTCATAAGTTACAATATCTTGGCAAACAATTGGAATTCCAAAACAACCTGCTTCGATTAGCTTTAAATCGCTTTTCGCCCTATTAAACGTATTGTCTTTTAATGGAGCAACCATAGCGTTAATGTTTAAATCGTAGATCATCTGCGGATACTCATATAAGCGTTTCCATGGATGAAACTCTATGATTCCTTGCTTAACGAGATCTTGAAGAGGTAACGGGAAACCACCTAAGAAGACCCATTTAAACTTACCAATAGTCTTTGCAATTGCTTCTCGGACGTGCATGAAATCGTCATCTTGATTTACACGATTTTCGACATCAAAGTGAGCCCCACTCCCTGGATACAGTACGCGAGGTTTCTCAGTTCTACTACAACAATATTTGCGATAGTTATCATCCAACTTGCGAGGGTTATAATAATGCCCAATCCAGAATTTAGGTGGGTAGTTTGGTATGACTGTAATATTTTTGTTACCAGTCTTTGATTCATAATATTGACGCATGAATTCACAGGTAACAGTAATTTCATCGCACATGGCCATGATCTCTTGTGATACTTTTCGAATCTTGGGATCAATAAATGCTGGCTTGAATTTATTATAATCTGGGATATCTTCACTAAAGATAATGTCGTCAATTTCGTAAATGATTCTAAATTTTTGTTGGTCAGCTTGCTGTCGTAGATACTTGATAAAATTTAACTGATGTTCAGTTGCCTGTCGTTGAATGCGTACGCTCTTAGCCTGTACAAGGTATCGAGGATCAAATGACATTACAGTAGAGCCATGAATGGTAGCTTTTGCATGAGCATTAAGAACGTGCTCAGGCCATATCATTCTCCAAAACCCACATCCGCTATAGTCAGCATAGTAGTTTAAACTTCTTGGTAAATTCGCCTCAGGTGGACTCATTGGGTTTGCAGCTTGGGTAGTGGGCTGTAAATTAAACTGCTGCCCAAAAGGACTAGCAAAGGGACTAGCAAAAGGTGATGGAAATGGCGATGGAAACGGTAATATCATTGAGTTTATTGATGAGGTGTATCAATAAAATCAACTCTTGTTGTGATACCGTTATTTTTAACTAGGTAGATAACTTCACTCGTTGCCAACCGAGTACTCTCTTTACGATGGCTAATTACATAAACACACTCATTAAATTTCTCAACCCGTTCTTTAAGAACATCTAGAACTAAGTCAACTCCTTTAGCATCCAAACTAGAGTCAAACAATTCATCAAATAAACTAATATTGAAGGCAACATCTCCTTGCAATCTTCGAATATCCATAAAGGTAAACAGACAAGCGAGATCAATACTTTTTCGCTCTGCACCGCTTAAACTAAAGTATGAGTACTCTTTACCCTTGTCATTGATAATAGACTCTTCAAAGTATTCGTTGAAGGTGCACGAACAATTGGCATCAAGTTGCTGTAGATAGTAAGCAAGCTGAGTATTAAAGATGTTCAGAGTACGCTTAACAATGAGAGACTTGACACCTTCTTCAGAGAAGACAAATTTTACTTGATTGAGTAGATTGAGTCTATCAGTATGCCCTTGTTTCTGTGCTTTAACTTCATCTAACTTGGCTTGTTGAGTGCTTGTTAGATCGTCAAACGGAGCTTGTTCTTTCTCTGTCTCGAGTATTTGTCCAGCTATACTATCAATTTCTTTCTTAGCATTATCTATCTCTTGCTGGGTTTTTTGCTTATCTTCCTCTCGCGTTTCCCATTTATCAATAAGTTCCGATGAAGCATTCTTCTGCTTGCTTATTGCAAGCCATTCCATGCCATGTTCATTTTGCCGCTGTTTAAGATCTTGAATTTTAATACGGAAATCACCGCGTCTTTGTTCTGTTGCTGCTCGCTCCTCATCAACATGCTTTCTATCTTCATCAGTAATATGGCGCAAGCAGACAGGGCAGCTATCAGCATTAGCATCCATTTTCTTAATAGCTTCCGTAGCTGAACCTAATAGAGTTTGAAATTTAGATAATTCATCAGATATTGCTTTTGCTTTATCTCTATAATCCTTTTCTTTTGTAACGAATTCTACTTCAAGAAAATTCTTAGCACTCTCAACATCTTCTTTTGGTATACCAATATCTTTGTTTAGGTCTTTATTGAGGTCGAGAATATCATCTGCAAGATCAGTTAATTTCTTGTTTAGTTTTTCTAGCTTGGAAGCTTTCGTAGCATCAAAAGTAGTTCGCTGATTCTTGATAGTTCTGATTGAAATCTCAATTTCTTCTGCTCTCCCTGTTGCTACCTCTAGTTTTGATTTGCAAGTACTATACTCATCCTTCGCTTCTTTGAGCATTCTGCTAAAGACTTCCAGGTTAAATATACCTTCAATG